TCCAAAACGGGATAAGTCTTTGACCACCACGCAGTTGATTTTCCCGGAACGGATCTCGTCCATCATTTCCTGGAACGCCGGTCTGTCAAAATTGACCCCGGAATACCCATCATCGGTTTTCTCCGAAACCGCATGGATCTCCGGATGTTTCGATAGAAAATCCCTGATAAGGGCTTTCTGGTTGATAATGCTGTCGCTTTCCAGCTTATCGCCGTCATCGCGCGACAGTCTCGCGTATATGCACGCATTATAAGAATTGATTTTACTCATATCAGCAGCTCCTTTCGACTTGATCGCTCTTGCCGAAACAGCCGCCGGGAACGTGACTGACCATTCTCAGTCACTATTTTAATTCGACCTGAGCCTATATTACCGTGCTTTCTCCAAACTTTCCATGACGTTCTGACGGATGGCGGTTATCTGTTCCTGAGATAGTGTTCCATCCTGTCTTCCAGCGTTTCATCCGTATCGGAGAAAGTCGCCTTCACGATGATGTCACCGCATTTATAGACATACGGATTCTTGATCTGCCGGATAAAACTCTTGATCCGTTCTTCCTTCGGCAGAGTCCTGTCTATATGCACATCCCTGATATCCACAAGCGTTTCCGGATCCACGGTTCTTATATCAACGGCTTTCATTTCTTCCAAAGTCATCATTTCTTTGCCCGTCCTTTCTGAGGACTCTTTCCTCAAGTCACAGGCAACGAAAATGACCCGGATTTTACCCTCCAACGAAAAAAAAGCCTGCGGAACATCAGGATTTCTCCCAACACCCGCAGGCTCAATAACGATTCGTTATTCAGTTTACAATCGCCGACAGAAATCAAGGCTCAGCCAGCCGATTCCGCTTTTCAGCTTCCCCCACATGGAAGCACCTGCTCCTTCTGATACCGCCACTATGGTATAAACACCTGGAGGACAGAACTGGACACGGCTATGATTGACTCCAGGACCCGTTCGTATATTCAGATCCGAAATACTGACCTTTACCAGGAACGGCACCTTCACCGCAGGCTCCGCCGCCTTCGGTTCATACACTACCTTGCCGTCTACATCAAACACCTTATACCCCGGATTCTGATCCGCGCATTTCTTCGCGTTGTCCATGATCTTATAGGCTCCTTTTTGGCTCTTGGCATCCGCCCAGGACTTTCGGACACGGTACCAGCGGATCACTTCACCGCCGGAATCCTTCGTATCATACTGAGTCAGGTTCCACCTCTCAATGATGGAAATCAGCTTCTCCACATAGGTCAGGCTTGTCGCATAGCCGCCGTCCTTGATGATCTGCACAGCCTTCTTATAATCCATGCACCCCTTCAGTCCATCATATCTCAGCTTGCTGCCGTTCTTTGCCCCAAGCAGGTAAGCGGAATGGTCTGCAATGGAATCCTCAATGCAGGGATACTTCCGGAAGTCAGCCGTGATCGTGACCATACTGCCGTCAGGATTCTGTTCCTGCGTCTTCTTTGTGTACTTGCTCTTACCGTCCCAGCTGGATCCGCTCCAGGTATTCCCAGACAGGCTGCACTTCATCCCGAAGATGTTATTAGCATTCTGAGCCAGTTCACTCTTTCCATACCCTGATTCCAGAATGAATTGAGCCAGCGATACCGATGCCAAGATGCCGCTTTTCTTCTGATCCGCAGTGAACAGCGCTCCGACTTTCTTGATCGCATCCGCCTCAGACAGGTTCTTCAAGACAGAGGCCTGTGTCCCATTTGCAGCCGAACCACCATCTGAATCAGAAGAACCCTGCAGTGCCTTCGTTACCTTCTCCGCCAGATCTCCCATTCGTGCATACATCCAGTTCCCCGGACAGGACTTATTCGCAAACCACCTGTGAACGGTCAAGATCATCTCCCCGCTCTTTGGAGAATAATTCAGCGTCTTGTCCTTATCTCCGAACCAGATCAGCTTGCTCTTGCCATTGCGCTTGCAGATATCTATGCAGAGCTTGATCAGCGTCTGATACACCACATCCCTGAAAGCATAAGGCTCTGTGGTATCGGAAGCACACTCGATCGTGATTGCCCTCTGGTCATTGGCATTGCTGGAAGTACACCAGGAACGATTCTTCTCTTCCACGTACAAAGCCACCCTGCCGTCACGATCAATGCCGTAGTTGCTGGATGCCTGCGTGGACTGCTTCTCAAACCATTCCCCCAGGCCTTCCGCCGTACACTGACCGACCACACAATGAGGCGTGATCCGGTCAATGCTGTGCGTCCTCTGGCCAGAATGGTTCGGAGAAAGCTTCTTATAAACCACCATAGAACTGTTCGTATAAGCCATTATTCTTCACCTTCCTTTTCGTCTTTGCCATCCTTGCCATCCTTGCCAGCCTCGCCTTCATCTTCCTTCTCACTTCTGTCATGCAGCTGCTCCAGCACCTTGTGAAGCTTTCCCGGAATCGGAAGTCCCAGATACGCCGCATTCTCTACAAGGCTCAGACCTTCATTGGAAATGTAGAAGAAAATTATCGCGGTTCTTAAGACCCCGGCTTCTCCGAAAATGTGCGTATCCAGCAAATGCCCGATGCCTACCAGCGCAAAGATCAGAACCTTCCTGCAGATCCCCTTGAAACCCACGGCGCTCGACAGCTTCTTATCAGCCACCGCGCACATGACACCTGTGATGTAGTCCAGCACCACAAAAGCCAGAAGCGCATAAAGCAGGCCGTCATTTCCGCCCAGGAAATAACCAAGCCAGCCGCCCACCGCCGCAAAGATCGCCTGAATCACATTCCAAAACTCCTTCATTTCACATGCCCTCCTTCGCATAAAAATAGGCGGCTCCCATATCGGGATAACCGCCTTAACAACACCTATTCATTTATCCAACCCTTACGTCACCGTCTGCTCCGTCAGCGTATACGTGATCTTCATTGTCTTATCCGCATTCTTCACCACCGCCTGGCTCAGATTGCAGATCGTAGCCAGATACGGAGTCAGCAGCCAGGTATATCTATACTGGTTCAGATAAGCGCCGCCCCAAGCAAATACATATTCCTTGTACTGGAAGAACGGCGTAGATACATTCCCGCAATGCTCCCCGGCAAATAACGGGATCACATGATCATTCACATCGATCTCAAAATCATACGCCACGATAATGTCATTGAGAATGGTAAGGCAGCAGTCCGTACTGCCGGTCTCCCCGATGCATCTCATGGCGGAAGTAAATCCCAGACTGATCAGAGTCACATCCGTACTGTTGGAAATATTGATCTTATACACACCGGTCTTGTCATAAGACGGCACATACAGATACCCGTTTCTCACTACAGCACTTCTGTTCCCTGACGGATAACTGGATCCTTCCTTGAAGCTTCCCATCGTCATCAGCGTAGCATTGGAAAGCGTCCACTGTCCTTCCGTAAAGGTGTAGTCGCTCTTCCTGATCTTGATCCAAAGCACTGTCGCATTTCCGGAGGAATTGCCCTGATTGGCAAAACCATACCAGTACCCGTCTCCGCCATCCATGAAGATTCCATACGGCGTATAGCTTCCGTAAAAATGGAAGGTGCTGCACTGGAGAACCGTTGTATCCTCCAGCACCAGCGTGGAATCATCCAGCTTCTCATTCAGTCCGATATCAAATACCGGGATCCTGTACCGCTTAATCGTTACGGTATTGCTCGCATATCCCAGGGAATAAAGCTTCGCATTCTCAAAATCCACAGTCACCGTCCTGAACAGATCGTTGATGAATCCATCCCCGTCATCCAGGCTGACCTTCTTGATTTGAAGCAGCGTGGTATCCACCGCCACCTCAGATCCATAGGCATTTGCTCCGCCCTGCTTGGAAGTAAGTCCCACCGCTGTGATCGTGCCGTTTCCCTGCGAAGGCGTAAACTCCCAGACAAACTTATAACCGTCTGTCAGCTTCATGCTCTCCGTCAGGTTCATGCTTCCCCTCTTGGTATTCGCCGTAGCATTGACATCATTGGAAGCATAAGCCACCGGCAGATTTGTTGACGGCAGATAAATGTTATTCGCCTGTTCCGTGATGGAACCCGGAAAAAGCAGGATGCCCCCGATCATGTTGGGACAGATCGGAAGCAGCGCATCATTCCAGGTCAGGGAATCATCATACTGACCGCCAGCCTTATACATGACGCCCATCGGATTTACTCCCAGAATGTCATTGACGGCATTGGTGACCATATTGGTCTCCGATACCGTCTCTTTCACTCCTGTATTCTGGTCTTCCAGTTCAATGACCAGATTTCCTGTATATCTTTTCATCGTAACCTCCTTAAGTGTTACTGCCCGGCACATCCACAACCATCGCAAAACCGCCAACGGCTGTCCTGCCATTCTTCACATCCGAATAGTACCGTCTCATGGTTTCCTTGACCTCCCATTCATCCGCTTCCGTGAATGCCTTCACCTGAAGCCGTCCGTTCTGACTTCCATCGCCGATTCTGAACAGGTCAACATACTCTTCAATATCGATCCTGCCGTCCCATGCTGCTGAAGCACCCATACTCTGGCCGGAAATGGAAGCAATGCACATCCCGGTATCCACCGCAGCCGTGCCGCCCTCGCATCGCATGTAGACATTGAAGATATTCGTGTAGTTTGGCACCACATCCTCGATTGGATAATACAGAAGGATCGTGTGCCTTCCGGAGTGCCAGTTCTCCTGCGGATAATGCACCGGGATCATCTGGTTGTTGAACTCAAAGGAAAAAATCACATCCGCATGACCATCCTCCTGCCAGCTCATCGGAAGAGATATTGTTATCGTCTGCTCTTCCGTATTGCCGATCACTACCGGCTCTTCTTCAGGATCATCCGGATCCACCGGCAGATCATCAACAGGGACAGACGGAATCACCACATCCCCGGATGCCGTCACAGATCTTGTCACCGGCTGAGCCGTTACATCCACGATCACCTGACCGAAGAACTGCGCATGGTTCGCTTCTGTGGTGGCAAACTCGATGGAAATGATCTTCGTATCCACATCTGCCACCGTGAATGCCGATGCATTGGTGAAGGTATGGATCCCGATCTTCCCTGCCTCGATCTGAGCCAGAAGCCCGGAGATATTTTTGTCATTCTTACTCTTCGCCTGGGACAGCTTCGGATTCTTTCCCACGCACTTGATACTCTGCCTGCCTCCGATCTTTATGCTGCTCGATGTAATGCAGGCATACTTCGTAGCGTCCGCCTGTCCTCCGGAAAAGGATAAGATATCCCCCACATCCAAGGCCGGGTTCCCAATGGTATCCGAATCAAACGGAACATAGTTCACGACAGCCAGATCATTCAGGATATTTGTGCAAAGCTGCCGCCTGGTCTCTTCCAGACCGAACTGCAGAAGCGGATTCACGCCCAGGTTCATCGTCAGCCCGTCATCCGGATCCAGCGCATAATACTCCGCAATCTGTGTTCGAAGGTTCGTTGAACTGACCGCCGTATATCTCGTGATAAAATCCGAAAAGCTAGAAGTGAACCTGTGCTTCCTCTCAACTGTCAGCACCGGTGTATTCCCATACTTCCGCAGCTCCAGTTCTCCGGCTCTGTTGATCACGAAAAAACCGCCAAGTACCTGCCCCACATAGAACAGCACATCGCGGTAAGTCTCAATATCATTATCAGAATAGATGGACAGGTTCTCCGTCCCGTTCGGCATCGTCTCAATCGTTGCCCTGTCCTGAGCCAGCGTCACCTCACAGGCCGTACTGCAGAGCACCATGAAGTCATAAGCATTACCGATGGATTCCAGAGAAGTAAAAGCCTTCTCGAACCGCACCATGTAGTCATAGGCCTTGATCTCCAGGCACTTCGCTTTACGGTTCGCCTCCGATACTTCAAAGATCCCCATGGGGATTCTCTCATAAGAGCCGCCTGCCACCTGCAGATGATAGAACAGTTCCACCTTCGCATCTTCCAGGGTATACCGATTGATCTCAGAGAAAAGCGAAATCCCCATCTCCGCAGCATACACAGTTCCCAGTTCTATCTCTGTGGAACCGCAACACTGGCTTGTGATATACCCGCTTCCCTTCACGATATCATCCTGATCAAAATCATATACATCGCCGGCCGTGGTAGTGATCCGCCCCGTCCAATAGTATTTTCTTGTATTCGCCTTCACTGCATTCAGGAAAGCTGAGCTTACCGGATACAAACGACCACCTCCCTCCGAACATAATAAAAGGATCGGTTTCCCGATCCCTTTACTCTTTACTCAATCATATCTGATTATTTGAAGAATCCCGGCGACATATAGAAAGCTTCTATCGCTTCTCCAATGTATTTTGCGGATCCATCTCCATAAACAGAATCCACACCTTGTGCCAGTTCTTCATTTTCCTGGTATCCTTTTGCAATATCCATCAAAAGCGGTCTTGCATCTTCAACCTGGTAAAGTTGCTTCGCGACAAAATCATATTCACCGATTAGCAGCCGAACTTCAAATGAATTAACATCTGTACCCTTCATATCAGCAAGCTTCTGTTGAATGCTTCCAATCCTCTTCTGATATGCCGTGAACACTTCAGATTTTGGAGGATTCTTCAAAGATTCCTTTACAGCCTCCTTGCTCCCATACCATTCAACCACTTTTGCAAAGTTCTTCTGAACCTTTTCGTCGGAAGCACCCTCTATCATGTGTTTCTCCCATGCCTCAATGCTGCCGTAACGGTCAATGAAGATCTGCTTCTGCGATTCATTCATGTTCTGCAGCATATCTGAAAACATAGCTCGAAGTTCCGTTTCATCAAATACGGTAAAGTCCATATCATGATCTCCTTTCAACATATTGTCTATGTTGGCAATAATGCGCTCCAGTCTCTGTTTTTTAAGACAGAGCATTTCACGCTGTTTCGCCAAAACGCTGTTGCGATCAAGATCAGGATTATCCATGATGAGTTTAATATCCGCAAGCGAAAGATCCAGCTCGCGAAATACCAGTATCTGCCCAAGCTTTTCTATAGCTTTATCGTCATAAAGCCTGTATCCTGCTTCCGTTACTTCCGGCGGCTTAAAAAGCCCGATTTCATCATAGTAATGAAGCGTGCGCACTGAGATACCTGTAAGCTCCGATACTTCTTTAACTGTTTTCATTATGATCATCCTCCTGTTTCTTGATGAAGATATCGTAGCCTATCACGGAACGTGAGAGTCAATAGCCTTTTTCATCTTTTATTTTTCGTCAGGGAAGAGCATAATCATAACAGCAAATCAGAACTCTTTCAATGTAAAACTCACCTCCCACAAGCTCCCATAGCTTGTATCACTGACCAGCTTCACCTGATACCCGTCAATGTACATCTGCGTATCCACGATGTTCATGGTCTCCATGTCCAGGTATCCGACCGTAATGCTTGCCAGCTTCTTATAAGCCGAAAACTTATTCAGCCACCGTTTCGATACACGGAAGGTCACGCTGATCTGAACCACACCTTCTCTTACAACATCCCTCTGCGTGGTTCCTGCCTCTGTCACACCGCCGCTGTCTGCCTCCACATCCGATAAACTCACAGAATAAGAGGCAGGCATCGGGATATTCTCATTGTTAAAAACAAGATACTGCAAATGAGCCATCTTACCTGCCTCCACTTCTTAGATTCATTCTCTGCTGAGCCGTCACCACGATCTCATCGATCATGTCACCGCCGATATAAACCGGTATCACGATATCCCCTGCAGCACCGCCGCCGGCCAGAGCCGTATTCAGTGCTGTATTGATACCGGAGATCAGATCGCCGCCGTTCACGCCACCGCTGGAATAGCCTCCCTGCGCTGCCATCACCCTCGGAGTAATGGTCAGATCAGAAGTCACACCGTTCATGGCATTTTCAATCATGCCACGGCTCTTCTCAATGCCTTTTGCCAGTCCGCCGATAAAGTCCGGCATCCAGCTCTCATAATCCGTAAGAGGACCTTCATCCGGTACGGAGAAATGCAGGAAGCTCCGGATCTTATCCGCAACCGAAGAAACCGCCTCACCGACCTTACCGATCATTGACTTAATTCCGTTCACGATACCGCCGATGAAATCAGCACCCCACTGGAAAGCCTGCGATGCCAGGTTCTTCACGAAATTGATTGCCTTATCAAATCCGCCCTTCACCGCGCCATAGATATTTCCACAGATATTCTTGATGCCGTTCAGCATGGCATTGAAGGCATTCGTCACACCGGTCTTTATCGCGTTCGCCGCATTGGATACGGCGGACTTGATATTGTTCCAGGCTGTCGTGACTGCATTTTTGATTGCGTTCACAATAGTTGTGATCGTATTCTTAATGCCATTCCAGACCGTTGTCACCGCCGTTTTTATTGCATTCAGCACCGTTGTGATTGCGGTCTTGATCCCATTCCACGCCGTACTCAGGAAAGTAGAAATCGCCGTCACCACTGTCGTGATAACCGACTTAATACCATTCCAGACTGTCGTGAAAAATGTCTTTATCGCATTGAACACCGTAGTCACGGTATTCTTGATCGCATTCCAGGCATTGGTCAGGAACGTGCTGATTGCATTGACCACTGTTGTGAAGATATTCTTGATACCTTCCCACAAACCGGAGAAGAAATCTTTGATAGCATTCCAGACCGTTGTTGCCGTGGTCTTGATTGCTTCCCACGCCGCCTGGAAGAATGCCTTCAGTGCTTCCCACACGGCAATAGCAATCTCCTTAATACTCTCCCACAGGTCAATCCAGAACTGCCGGAACTCTTCACAGTTATTCCAGAGATAAATGAACGCCGCCACTAAAGCAACGATCGCCGCTATGATCAGCACATACGGATTTGCCGCACATACCGCATTGAAGGCAGCAAAGACTCCCTTCGCTGCATTGATCACGCCTGCCAGCTTCGGCACCAGAGTCATAATGGTACCGACCGCAGAGATCACTTTTCCGACTATGATCAGTATCGGTCCGATTGCAGCCGCCACCAGGGCAATCGTCACGATTACCTTCCTTGTGCCTTCATCCATCGAATTGAGCCAATCCACAAACTTCTGGATCCATCCGACAATCGTTCTGATTGCAGGCATCAGCAGCTCACCAAAGGAAATCGCCAGCTCTTCCAGCTGGGACTTCAGGATCTGCAACTGACCGGCAAGGTTGTCATTCATGGTCTCGGCCATACTTGCTGCAGAACCATCACAGTTATCAATGGCAGACGAAAGCTTTTCAATATCTGCTTCCCCGGCGTTCATCAGAGCTAGGAACCCGGACATCGCATTCTTACCGACAAGGCTTTCAGCCGCTGCCGCCTTCTCCGATTCAGACAAGCCAGAAAAAGCCGTCCTGCAATCAGCCAGGATATCCGAGAGATCCCTCATGGAGCCATCAGCATTGGTAGTTGCAACCGTAACCTCTCCGATAGAGGATCCACAGATCTTCACGTCTCCGGAAAGGTTATTCATAATAGTTCTTAAGGAAGTACCTGCCTGTGAACCCTTGATACCGGCATTGGCCATCAGGCCTATTGCTTCCGCCGTATCCTCCGCAGAAAACCCCAAAGCACCTGCAATCGGAGCGCAATACTTGAAGGTCTCACCCATCATGGAAACATTCGTATTGGCATTGCTTGATGCCGCTGCAAGGATATCCGCAAAGTGCCCGGAGTCCTTCGCGGTGAGTCCAAACGCTGTCAGCGCATCTGTCACGATATCAGAAGTCGTTGCCAGATCCTCACCGGAAGCTGCAGCCAGGTTCATGACACCTTCGATACCGGAAAGCATATCCTCTGTCTTCCAGCCGGCCATCGCCATGTAGTTCATGGCTTCCGCCGCTTCGGATGCGGAGAACTTTGTCTTCTCACCCATCTCACGGGCTTTATCCCGGAGTGC